CAAAAGAACCAGAAGATCTATACTCTGGCTATGATGCAATGGTATTGCCTAGAAGGTATGCTGGATTGTGTCTACCTATGAATGAGGCTCTTCTTAGTGGGCTACCTGTTTTCATGCCCCGCATTTCTCCAAATAATGCTATCCTCCCTGACAAGTGGACGGTAGAAGCAAATAAGATTGATGAGTTTAAGGCTAAGGCTATTATTGATGTATATGATATTGATGCAAAAACCCTTGCAAAAACAATTGATGAATACATGGAAAAGAAAGATAGTTTAATTAAACAAGAAGCATTTGATATTGGATTTGTTAATTTTTCAACAGAGTCATTAAGAGATAAATACATAAACTTAATTAACTCGTAAAACAAAAAAGCCAGCCTATCTCTAGACTGGCAATCCTGTAAGTAACTATTACTTCTTTGGCGCTGCTTTCTTAGCAACAGCCTTTTTTGCAGCCTTCTTTACAGGTGCCTTAGCAGCCTTCAGAGCCGTCTCTACAGCCTTAGCATCTGGCAAGATACCAAAAGCCTTGTCTGCTGGATTGATTGCTCTAATTGCAACTGGTGCAATTGCTGCTACAAGTGCAGTCCATAGATCCTTTGGATCTGTTACTCCTGCCATATATAGTGCAAGGCCTGATGCAAGGACTGAGCGTCCGTATGATGCAAGTAGTGCCTTTAGTTGTTCTGTGTTCATTTTTCCTCCTAGGATAGAACTTTTATTAGTATAGCATATCCAGCCCATAGCCCTACAATTCCTGCGACTCCCGCAAAAACTGGTGGTGCTGGAACTGGCAATTTGAATGCAGCAAATACTACACCACATCCAAAACCTGTTAGCGTTGATAACAATATATCTCTCATAGATAATCCTTTTTTTCCCAATGTAGTTTTTTATAACCATCTTTAAAGAATCTTCTAACCCCATACTCTAAAGATTTTTGTTCTTCTTCATTATATTCTTTTTTAAATGAATTCCATTTTTCTCTTTTAATAAATATCATCTGATATATTGGAGTTCCTGCGGGTATTATTCCTTGAAATCCCTTTTTAATTAAAAATGGTACTGGTCCAGTAAGTGACCAATTATCTGTATCAATTATTGCATTCATTGTCATAAATGGCAAATCAAATCTATTTGCTGGATGATAATATAAGGTGCTGTATCCTTTTGGTGTTTTAGGTTCCCAAAAACTATTCCAGTGTTGCTCATTGCTATAGTATCCATCAAAATTTGGAAGTGAGTTTCTAGATCTAGTTTCTTCCATTCTTGTAGACATTGGCTTAAATGGGCCAGACCAGTTGTATGTGATTATATCTTGTTGGGTTTCCTCATCAAATCCGTGATTTTTAATTTCTAAATCACACGCTAACTCTTGTGTATAACCTGAAGTTAATGAATCTAAAAATGGAATACATTTCTTTGCTGTTTCATCCATCTTATTATTATCAAGATCTGATAATGCTGGTGGCATATCTTTAAACCATTGAGGTAAATAGTTTTTGGATGGCTTTGGGTGTGGAACCATAATTTCAGTATTTTTATCTTTTGGAATAAAAAAAACATCTTTATCATTCATTAATTTTTTCATTTTCTTCTGGAAGCAGTGTCTTTAATTCTTTATATGCTTTTGAAATATTCTTCATAGATGGATAGTCTGGCCTTGACATAGACAGAGCATCTCCATATTCGTCAAAGTGTGATATGTCTGCATCAACATCATTAACAAAACTAGTTAATCCTTTTTGCACACTTTCAATATATGAAAAAGCCCAGTCTCGTGAATCAGAAAGAAACTTAATAAAATTTTCTTTATGTATTGAATCATCTGAATCTTCTTTTATTTTTGTAGACTTGGTTATATCAACATATTCTTGAAGCAAAGTTTTTTCAATAAAAAGTTTTGAAAGATCTCTTTTAAGTTTTATAGATTGTTTTAAAACTAATATGTATGAGGCTGCAAAGCAAAGAGACAATGTTGCAAAAACAACCAGAAAAATATCTTTCATATCACCACTCCACATGTTTTAATTATATCCTAATACCGTGGGTTTGTCAAACTATAAAAATCTTTAAAGTTAGTATTAGTAAAGATCTCATATTCTGCAAGGGTTCTAACGTTTCCAGCACCAAATATTCCCTCTTCTTCACCACAAAGAATTCTTTTTTGTTTCTTATATGATATCTCTTCTAATTCTTTCCAGGATAAACCTCTTAAGTTTCTGTCTCCCCAAATTTTATAGTATCCACCACGAGAATAAAAATGATAAACAATATTTTTTGCAGGAGAATAAATATCCCAACCTCTAGTCCAAGCCCTCATAGCAAAACAAATCTCTTCACCAAAGAAACTTAAATCTGGATCATATGGAAGTTCATTAACCATTGCTCCATAAGAAAACATAAAGCCACCAAGAACAGTCTCTGATATTTCTGGATCTTCTTTTGCCCTATTTATAAACTCAAGTCTTTCTGCTGTCCATTGATTCTTTCTATTTAATGCTACCTTTTGTCTAGTTGGATATGATTTTATCTTTGGGTGTTTTTTTATTAAATGCATACCGCCATTACTTTCTGGCTCATATGGGGCAGGGAAATATGAAAGAATAACTGAAGAATGACCAGATATATTCTTAGCCCTTTCTAGTTGATCAATAGATATAGTGTCCCAGTCTTTTGCAAATCTTGTGTGTGAGTCAATTTGAAGAAAGTATTCTTCATTATTGTATAGTTCCATGGCTTTTGCTCTTGCATACCCCGCACCTCTGGCCTCTTTAGAGTGCATAGTTACTAATGACAGGTTTGGAACAAAGTCAAAGTTTGGCATCTCTAATGGTAATCCTTGATAAACAACGCCAAAGTATAAATTTTCTGGATTGCTGGCATTGTTAATAGCACTCTTAATAGTCCACTCAAGTTCTGGATCACGAAAAGATGCTATAGATATAAAGATTGTCATTTAATAGCCTCTCTTGTAACTAACACTATTGCGCCTTCCATCTCTAATGCCTTTTTTGCATTTAAAACATATTGTAATGCCTGTATTTTGTCATCATGAACCATTCTTGCAAATACATATTCATCTAGTTTAATTGTTAAAAAATGTTCATTATCAGTTAATTCTATTTTGAAATCTTTTGGGGGAATTATAGAATGAAAGGCTCTACGCATTTGATCTGTATACATCTATCTATAGTCTTTCTTTACCCAAAAATTATTTTTATAAGATCTTTTAATTGTAGATAAAAATTTTTCTAATTTTATATTAGCATTTTGGTCATATGGTTTAACTTCTCTTGCCCAAGACTCTCTTTTAATAGGGATTATTTGAACTATTGGAGTTCCTTTTTCAATTATTCCAGTAAAATTATCTTTTATAAAAAATGGAAACTGAACATTAAGGTTATATTTGTCAGTATCAACAACTCCATTGACAGAAATAAATGGCAAGTCAAACCTATTCATTGGACTTATAAATAACAAGGAATAGTCTTTAGGAGTTTGTAAAACAAAATCATTATGCCATTTATAAACATATTTAGAGTATCCTTCAGGAGATGGTAAACCTTCCCATTGGTCAATAGAATGCTCCGTTATAATCTTTCTACTTGTCCTCCACATAATATATGGAAGGCCATTGTCTTGTTTTATTACCTCAATATCAGCAGTTAAAAAAACCGTGTATCCAATTGTTAAAGCATCAAAAAATGGAGTACATTTTTTATATGTTGACATTGTTCCTTTTGGATTTTCAGGAAAAAGTTCTGAGTATGCACCAGTCATTGTTGATGGCGACTTTCTGTACCACTCTGGAACAAATTCAGAAGATGGAACAATGTTAATAAAACTTTCAAAAAGTTTGTTATTTGGTATTATTTTAATATTTTTTTTCATTTTATTCCATTGTCAATGCTTGCCAGGTATTAGCCCAGTCTTGTTTAGTTTTATGTTTATTAAACTCTCTAGATATGTTGCCCATTTCAAGAAATACACCACCCCAAACACCATATTCTTTACCAGAAACACCATTAGCAAAACATATATTTGATACTGGGCATCTCTGGCAGATTGAGTCTACAATTGGACGTACTTCTACATCATCTTCATACTTATCAAAGAATATGTTAGTATCAAGCCCAAGACAGGCTGCTTCATCTTTCCACAAATGTTGTTTCATTTACTGACCGTATTTGTTTGGAATGTCCCAACCATTACGATTAAGGTTAAAGGTTTTTTGTAGGTACCACGCATGTTTCACACGAACACCACTTGGTGAAGTTCTGGCAAGGTCTGATCTTTTACGCTCTACAACGTCCCAGCCAATCCATGCAAGTTCTTTGTTTTTTTGAACAATTTTTTCCATTTGTGCCAACGAATTGATTATCATTATATTCTTTCTTTTAGTAACGGAAGATTCCTACTTCTACATTTTTTGATTCTGCAAAAGTTGTTAATTTGGATACTGGCTCTTTTGGTTTACTAAGAAATGCAAAATAGTTTACTTGATCCATGTTGTCATGTACCCAACTTTCTGGAACTTTGTAAAACTTTATTTTACGACCCCTTGCCTTCATTCCTCTTTCTGAAAGGTTTGAAAACTCTGAAACAAAAGAGTTGACCTTTGTTGGTCCAACAGAATAGATTATAAAATCTTTTTCTTCTTCTTTCATTCCCGATAAAGCAACACTTATAGCACGAAGGAATAGGTTATAGTCATTAAACTCATTGGTTCCCTGTACTGCCACTATCATTTATTTTCCCATTCTTTAAGTTATCCAGGATGAATAACATCTTATCTACTTCTCTTTTTGACATCTTGGTTGTGTCTAAAGGCTTGCCAGTTTCTGGTCTAACCTTTCCATCCACTGTGTCTCCAACATAAAACATGTTATTTGACACCCAATATGCTCTTTGATCTATTATGACAACTCTAGTTGTTTGTTTCTCTTTCCAAATTTTAGATTGAGACGTAATAACCTTATCATCAAAAATGTCTTTAAAGAAAAAGTCTTTTAATATATTGTGCATATCGCTTTGGCGATATAATATTTTACTAAAAGATTTCTTTCTTTTTTTGTTCATTACTATAATTATAGAGGAAAAAACTATCAATGTCAAGCCGATAGTAAGAATAGCCTGCATTTTTTCTCCTAACTATTTAGTTATTTTTTTTTCTAATACTGTATCTTTAAACAAAACTCTGTTAAGTTTTAACTGTGCCTGCAGTAAATTAAGTTCCATGTCTGCTGCTTTTTGCTTATAAAATGTAACCAATTGTTGTACTTCTTCAATTGTTAAATCTTCCATATTTACTTCCCCCTGATACTAAATGGACTTCCTTGCCAAACTTTTTCTGTCTTGCTTTTTTCACGCTCAACGATGGCACGACTCCATGCAAACCCTGCATCTCCTCCCCATGCTTCCCACATAATTCTTCCATTAGAAGGAAACTCTGGACCATCGTAAAAACCCTTACCTTTTTTATCTACTTCATGACGTGAAAAGAAAGAGTACATTCTCTTAACAGTATCAAGAGACATAGATGCACCGCTAACAATATCTGTTGCTCTGCCCCAACCTACTGGAGTTCCAGCCCCTGTTGCCTTGCCATCTTCTTTCCACTTCAAAGCACGTCTTGCAGCAGCCTTCATGCCTGCATTAGGTGAGTATGTATCTGCCATTACTTAGCCTTCTTTGGATGCTTCACTTCATATGGACCAAGAATAGATTTAACTGTACCGTTTTTATTCATGCGTACAATCTTTCCGTCCTTAATTTGTGTTGCATTAAATGATTGTGCTTTTTTCTTTGGCATTATTTTAAAAATCCATTCCAAAAATTATCTGACCCTAATTCTTTTTCAGACTTATATGTTCCACCACGACGCTTATATTCTTGAACAACCCAAGAATTTGCAACTGCAGAAGGATATACATCAAACTTATCTTTTGCTGCTTGAACAACTCTTGCATATAGTTTAGGATTTGAAGGTGTTGATCCACCACGACGTGGTTGAATCATTTCACCATAGTTAGGCTTTTTTGCTTTTTCCATTTCATCTTCCACTTCTTCTGACTTTCCAATTGATGAATCATACATTGCCATAGCAACCTCTGAATCCATATTGTGATTGTTTATGTCTGCAACAGTTGCATCCTTGTACATCATCCCAATACTATAGGCTGTTGGTTCCCACTTGCCATCTTCTTCTTTATAAATTCTAACAGACATTGCTGGGTTTTCTGGTGGCATTGACTCAAGGGCATACTCTGATCCAGGGGTACCTAGTGTTCCACCCTCAACCATAATGTGCTCTACAACGCCATGCACAACACCCTCAGATGTCATACCCATAACAAAGTCGCCTTCTTTTATCATATACCGATTATATCAGACTTTAGTTCTTTAGTAGTCTTTTGACTTCTTCTAATGCCCAGATTTCTGGCTTAGTAAGTTTAGAAACCTCAACCTTATCAAGACCTTTTTCAGATATAGTAACTATAGGATCTGGCAATAAAAAATCAATGTTTAGGTATCCCTTTTCCCATAAATTTAAGAGGTCTTTATTTACCACCTTAAGATGGTCCTCATACATACCTGGCATGACTTCTTGAAGTTTTGGGGTTACGGCATATAAAAATTCTCCAGTTTCAGCATCTAATCCAGCAACCTCTAAAGCACCTTGAAGTATTAGATTATTGATTAGATCATCTTCAGGACTGCTCATACCTAATCAACTCTTCTAATTGCTGTCTTGTTTGTGCACCAGTTACACGATGAATCTCAGAGTTATCTTTCATTAAAACAAAGGTAGGTACAGATTTAATTCCAAAGTCTTGAGTCATTTCAATTTCTGAATCAACATCAATGATAAAGAATTTAGCCATGATTTGCTCACGGTTTAACTCTTCAACAATTGGTCTTGTTTTTTTACAAGGATTACACCAATCAGCAGTAAAATAAAGAATCATTTTCATTTATCTTGCTCTAATCTTCCATGTCATAGTCTTTGGCCCTTGATTGATCATCTCAAACATATTATACTCAAACTCATTTTTAAGTTCCATATATAGTTCTGGATGAACTTCTTCTAGTTTATCTGTAATTGAATAAGTCATTTCTCCGTTAGCATCAATACCAGACATCTCAATAGCCCCTTGGACTATTAGATGCTCTAATAAAGCCTGACTTTTTGGATTCATTACTTACCTGATTTTAGTCTAGCCTTTTTAAGTGCTGTAAAGTCCTTAACCTTGGTATCTCCAAGGTATCCCCATGCATAACCATCATTAATCATCATATCGTTAAGAGATACTGTGTCTCCATTAATATATACCCAGCCTAAAATGCGACCATACTTTTCAGATGAGTCCATCTTCTCAGTCTTGATTACAACAGACTTGGCATCCTTCAAACTCTTCTTCAGGTATTCCTTAGCCTCTAGACCAAGAGCCTTCTCAGCAAGATCCTTTGTGCGAGACTCAGGGGTATCAATACCAGCCAGTCTTACACGAGATGCAAATAGGATATCAAACCCTAAATCAATAAGAACATCAATGGTGTCTCCATCTACAACATTCTCTACTTTTCTTACATAATATTCATACATTATTTATACCGCCAATTTTTCTCGTTCGTCAATTACAGTTAATGCAAAAGACATCATCTTTTTATATCCTTGCGGATCATTCATAATCTTATTATAGTGGTGTCCACAAAACATTAAATCTCCAGATATTCCAGTTACTTTAACAAGTGCTTCTGATGGACAAGAATCACAACGATCTGTTGCTTTTAATAGCCATTCTTTTTGAACAACTTCTTCTGTCATTGTCATGTTCATAGTATACCGCTACTTTCTGTTATCAGTGGAATAAAATCCACTACCGTTGAATACTGCTGTTACATTAGAGTATACACGTTCCAGTGGTAGAGTGCAAGTTTCACACTCATACCCTGGATCGGTATCTTTAATAGATCTTTGTTTGATTACAACTTCAGAACATTGTCCTGTACATTTGTATTCATAAACTGGCAATTACTTAACCTGACTTCCTTTTCCACCACTAGAAGACTTGCCTGTTGCAGACTTCTTAGCAGCATCTGGAGATGTTGCCTTTACTGGAGTTGCTGCTAGTTTATTTAGTAGTGGTGCATTTTCTTCACCAGAATAAACTGGACGGCCCCAACCAACTACAGCATTAATCAACTTCTTCTTATTGTTCTTTACATAGCCACGAGTCTTCTCAACACACATTCCGCCGTTGCGCTGATCTCCCTTTGCAGTTCCTGAAGTGTTTCCTTCAATAACTTGGATAGTTCCATCTCCATTGTTTTTAATGCAAAGACCGACATGTGAAATACGATTTACACCATCATCTGGGAAGTCAAAATAAATCCAGTCTCCTGCTTGTGGATCATCATTACGTGCATCTGACCAACGGCCTTCTTTTTTAAACTGGTCTGATGCTGCTACTGTTGATGCAGATTTTGGAAACTTTGAAACTCCCGCTGACATTGCACACCAAGAAACAAATGACTGGCACCATGGTTGGAAGTTAACTTTAATCCATGCACCGTACTTTGTTTCGTTATCCTTTGGGCCTTCAATTGTGCCCACTTCTTTCTTTGCAACCTCAATGATTGCTTCTAGACTACCCTTTGCTGCCATTTTTTATCTCCTAATATTAAGGGGCAGTTTAAAGACATGCCTAGGTCTCTTATATAATTATAGCCTATATACTACTTTTTAGCAAGTTTGATTTCAATAGTCTTTGGCTTTTTATCTTCAGGAATGACACGATCTACATTAATGTGTAGCATACCATCCTTCATTTCTGCACCAGTTACTTCCATATATTCTCCAAGAGCAAATGATCGTACAAATTTACGACCAGCAATACCCTTATGAACTACTTCAGCATCTATTACCTCTACAATCTCACCCTTAATAATAAGAGTTCCATTGTCTACTGAGATGTCAATATTTTCCCTGGAAAATCCAGCAACAGCCAAAGAAATCCTATATGTATCTTCATCTAGTTTGAGAAGATCATATGGAGGATATGTCTGTGAGTTTGTTTTATGTGCGGTGTTTAAGCGGCCTAACTCTCTGTTAAAGCCAATAAAAAAAGGATCATTGAATAGATCCATAGCATGTGTTACTACCATTTTATTCCCCTTTCAAGCGAATAAGTTATGTACCCCCAATCGGCAGGTACATAATAATTATATCATATTACCTACATATTGTAAAGTTGTATTCTTTTTCCCAATCAATAATATCATTTTCATCATTAAGCAATGGCTGGCCTTTAATATTTAAACTGGTATTTAATAATATTGGTACTCCAGTTTTTAAATAAAAATTATTTAGAACTCTATAAAGTCCTGGATGTTGGTCTTTTGTAACCGTTTGAACTCTTGATGTTCCATCTTGATGTACTACAGAGGGGATCTTCTCAGGCTGTAAACACTTAACTGTGTACTGCATGTAAGGGCTTTCAAAGTCCATGTCAAACCATTTAGAGGCATGATCTGCCATTACTACGGGAGCAAATGGTCTAAAGAGTTCTCTTTGTTTAATTAAATTAACTTTGTCTTTAATAAGTGGATCTCTTGGGTCAGCAAGGATACTTCTATTTCCTAATGCTCTTGGACCATACTCTGCTCTACCTGTTGCTACTGCTACGATTCCATCTTTTAATATACCGTCCACAATTTGCTGAACAGGATACTCTCCTCCAAGATCATAACCAAGATAAGGAGTCTTCCAGTCAAGATGTTTCCCGTATAGTGCTGCTGCTGCGCCTAAAGAACTACCAGCATCTCCAGGGTTAGGCATGATCCAAATCATATCAAAAATATTCCATAGGAGTGTATTTGCTGAAGAATTAAGAGCACACCCACCCATGAACACCAAGTTATGTTTTCCAGTCATTCTTTTTGCCATACGCATAAACTGATTTAATCTTTGCTCATAGACTACTTGTACTGCTGCTGCAATATCAAACCTATCTTGCTCAGTAATTACCATTCCCCAGTCATTAATTCCTTTATGAAAGTTATACTTTTGCTGATCATACTCTGGGAAATACTCATCTACTTCTTTGTAATACCTTTTCCAGTCTCCGTATGCAGCCATGCCCATCATAATATATTCTTCTTGGTTTGGCATAAGACCAATTAATTGTGTAAATGCAGAGTAGAACAATCCAAAACTGACTGGATAATTTTGCTTGTACTTAAGTTTAATCTTGTCGCCCTCACCAACCCAAATTGTTGAGGTATTAAATTCACCAATTGCATCCAAAACAACAATACAAGCATCATTAAATTTGCTTGTATAGTATCCTGCCGATGCATGAGAGTAGTGGTGCTTAAAATAATGGACTGGAACATCTATTGGGAAGTTTGGTTTCCAGTCACTGGCTCCACCATGAATCATAATTCTAGATTTTTTAAGCAATGGCTTTTCATAATATGCAATCAAGTCTGGAGTTCCATAGTTTAATGCATCTAGAATAATATCTTTGTTGTTGTACCAGTCGTTTTTCTTTTTGCTATACCTTTCAGCATGACCTGCAAAAAGTATCTCTCCATCTTTAATTAAAGATACAGAAGCATCGTGTGAGGTTTCATTAATTCCTAAGATTATCATAATTGATTCAAATATTTTTCATATATAAAATCTGCCCAAAACTCATGGTATGCAATTCCCATATGTTCGCCATCCATTGCATCTAATACATTTAACATATTTGGATTTTTTTCTGAAAAATTTTTAACAAATTCTGTTAAATCTTCTAAACTAAAATCATAAAAAGTATTAAAGGATTTTATTTTACTTTCTTCAAAATCAGTTGTTGTTTTGTCTTCTACAGTAAACCAAGAAAATGTAATAAGTTTTATGTTATTTACATTACAATACTGATAAAGCATTAAATAATATTGATAAGATAATAAATTAATTATATTTTGAGATTGTTTATTATAAAGTCCATCTACTATATTTTTATTATCCAAGTCATAAACATAAAATCTTGAAAGATCTGGTATACAAACAAAAATAGTGTTTGGATTTCCATATGTATAAAAATATTTAAAAAGATCTGATATTTGATTTAAAATTGAATTTCCCCAAACTCCAATATTAAAATATCCCGATGTTTTTTCTATTTTAGAAATTTTATTATAAACTTTTTTAGCCCAAGTATCATTTAATTCTAATCCAGAACCAAAAGTAACTGAACATCCACTAAAAAGAACATGAGTTCCTTCATGTTTATCAATAAAATTGTCACACCTATATCCATTTTTATTAATTTCGTTTTTTAAATTTTTAGAGTTATTATTTTTAAAAGATTCTGACAAATATTCATAATTGTTAATTTTTGAAATTGGACATGTACTATATAAATCTACTTTATTGTATGGAGAATTTGCAAAATATACATAAGGCTTTAAAGACAAAGCATGTTTATTAAAAGGAATTGGATACATTAATAAATATCCTTTAATTTTTTTATTTTTTTTCTTTTTCTAATAAAATTTATAATTTTTTTAATCATAAAACTATTATACCATTGCTGGTCTGGCAGGTATCGATCCTGCGACATCCGAATTAACAGTTCGGCACTCTCCCATCTGAGTTACAGACCAAAACCACTTAACCTATTTTCATATAGTTGTTGGAATTAAAAGCCAACCATTAAGTAGTCTAAATAATGTAGTTAAATATCTTTTAAGCATTGGCTTATTACTAATAGATAACTCAACTTCTTCAATGGTTTTAGGAGCATCAAAAGATGCTGTTTCTGTTTCCTCTACAAATTCTGTAACTTTTAGTCCATTTGGTTGGACATGAGTAGTTATTTCACTATTTGATTTTTCATTAACAGATATTGTTGCAGGACCCGTAAAAGTAGTAACAGTAGTGTTTTCAGTAACAGTTGTGTTTTCAGTACCAGTAGTGTTGTCAGTAACAGTAGTGCTTACAGTAACAGTAGTGCTGGCTACTGGCTCGGCGATTACAGTAACAGTAGTGTTTTCAGTAACAGTAGTGTTTTCAGTAACAGTTGTGTTGTCAGTAATAGTAGTGCTGACAGTATTAGTAGTGCTGACAGTATTAGTAGTGCTGGCCACTGGCTCTGTGCCTACAATATTAACTAAAACTGTTGCTACCTGTTGACCAGTCGTTTCAATACTTGTTCTATTAAAGGAACCAGCAGGTGGTTCAGATGGTTGTGGGCTAGAACTAGTATATGTTCCACTGTTATTTTTATTCCAACCTAACTGAACATCTGAAGAAACTACATCTCCTTTTGCGTCACTTGCAAAAACTGTTGTACTTGTCTGAGCAACTTTGTTGTCAACAATTTCAGTTACTGTTTTAATTATTGAAGCATCTACAAAAGTACCATTTTCATATTTTTTTTGTTTTACATCTTCCCAGGTTACGCCTGCTGGAAGCAAAATAGAATTTCCTACTTCTCTTGTACTTTCAACATATGCAAAAACAACGCCATCTTTTAATTGTACATATCTATAGATAGTTGGTTCTTCTGCATGAGAGTATGTTGCAGATAAAAAAAGGAATGCAATTACAATTGATAATACTTTATTTATTTTCTTCATTTTTCTCCTTTATATAAAGACTGTAATCACTTTACAGTCCTAACTTTTATGTAATCTCTATCAATTAAAACTACTTTTACTGAAAGACCAGACATAATACTATTGTTGATCTGTATACCTAGATGAGCGTTGTCAGGCTTAACTTTAATGTTATTAAAACTAACTGCCCCCCAAATATAATTATACACGCATGGGGGATCTTTGTCAACCAAATCAACAACATTGTTGTTAGAATCAACATTTATCTGACCTACGCTGCCCAAAAGACTACTAGTATATTTAAATGCAGATAAAACTATATTTGAATCATAGGATAACATTTATTTATAAAAATTAACTTTTAAACTTTAATAAAGATATCTGTCATTTTTATTAAATGCTTATTACTTTTCCCATTCCTGATCTCTTCTTATATCAATATTCCATTGTGTATTTACCCATTTTTTTTGTCTTTGTTTGTTTGCAAAATATTCTTCATTTTTTTCTTCTGTATAGGTATTTTTTTTAATAAATAAATTATCACTTTTTACTGTAGTTCCATCATCTGTTCCATCTATTTGAAAAGCATTAAACTTGATTCTATATTTTAGTCCTTTGCTATAAATTCTTTCACGATAATCCCTATACTCTACGTAAATTGGATAATAATTTTCATCAAAAAGACCAACGTCTCTAACTAAGTTTTCCCCCAAAGAAAATGCAGATGTATACTGATTGCTTAAACATAAAAAATTTTTTCCACTTTCTTGTACCATTTTTTCAATAGATCCTTGAATCCAAACTATATCTGCAGAAGCAAACGACCAATATGGCAAATGTGGATACAGTTTTACCGTTAAGTTCCAAGATCCAGCACATCCAAGGTTTGATGGCAAGTTTAAAACCCTAAAGTTAAAACTTTTATTTTTTGGAATATATTCTTCTTTTCCATTATTAATAATTAAAATTTCGTCAATTGGATAATCTATAGAATTAATCATTCTTTCTAAAAGGTCATATCGATTTAACACTGGGATAGACAGAAGTGGTAAACTCATTAGTCTCCCCATGTTGCATATCTACATTTAGTACAAAAACCATTAAAAGAATCTTTAATCATTTTTTTTCTTTCACGACTATTCCAAATTGAATCTATCTGAATTCTAGTAATCATACTATTCCTTTATTTTAATTACTACTTGGCAAGGGTCTCCGCCCTCTTCCCATTCTTTTTGTTCTTCTTCATTCATATAGGGATCACCCTCATGAGTATTACAGAACGGTTCAGTTACCCATCCCCGTTCAATTCCGTTTTCAAGCCAAATCTCAAACTCTCTATAGTCGGAGTCTTTGTCTTGCATATTATTTAAAATTTCTTCCCATTCTTCGGACATATTATAAGTATACTCCTAAAGGCTTACTACGTCAACTGGCCCCATGCATGAAGGGTTAAATTTAATTGCAGCATTTACTGCTTGCATTACTCTATTCCTTGCATTTTTTTGTTTATCTGTTGCATATAGAACACCATAGGCATACTCTGCTCCAGAACCCATAGCCAAATATGGCAGGGTATATTTAGATAAAGACATATCAGCAGAACTGTGTTCATAGATTTGTCCACGAACACAGATAATTAAACCAAGATCTCCGTCTTTAGATGTGTCCACCCAGAACTCATTATAAAATTCTTTTAGTTCTTTAACAAACCTTGTCTGCATAAATCTATCTGTGTCTTTAATATTAGGTGCAGTTGGCTTAAAGTTATAACGGATTCTTTCTCCGTCCATTGCTCCAGCATACCCAATTAAGTATGGACCTATCTTCCAAACCTTTGGTGCTTCAAGTGCTAGGATGGTTCCATCATCTGATGCTCCACGATCTCCAGCCATATAAACTTTATCTTCATGGCGAACAACAGCGATGCAAGTCATGACAAACCCCTCCCAGATTAGGTACATTTAAGTATACCATTGCCCCAGGAGGGGTGTCAAGCAAGGTCTATATTATGACTAATTAGCCTTTTTGTCTACTGATTTAAACGCATCATTGATTTCTGCCAATGATAGTTTTCCATCGTCCAAAAAAGCCCTAGCCAGCCTTTCAATAACTGTTGCTACCCCTAAGAGTCCTGCAAGCATGACTGCTTGTATGGTGTCAATTCCTACTACGGCTCCTGCTCCCAAGACTGATAGTCCTGATGCTGCAAATACCGCAAGAATTCTCATTAAGATATTTGTTATTGCCTTCTGTGGGTGCTCCTGCTTTGGGGGTTCTACTATTTTTTTAGTTGCCATTATTCATCACCTCTATTTCTAATAGGATATGTAATTGCCCAGGCAATTAATGTACATATAATTGCATAGCCAACTATTGTTTTGGCTGATCCATCTAGAACCACCCAGGCAATAAACATACCTAGCAAAGTCCAAAGTTGATCAATCATATCTTGCATAACTTTTTTTATCATGGTTTTCTTCTCCTTATTCTTGGGTCTCCACCGCTTGGACCTCCACTGGAACCACCACCTGATGGGGTTGTTCCTCCTGCGGTTCTTGCTGCTGCCGTTGCCGTTGCTGATACAGCATTTAATGCTGCTCCTGTTGCAACAACTGTTGCTACAACCATTTCGGTTGCCTCTTCTCTTTCTTCTTCAGTCATGTCTGCACCTATACTTCCAAGGGCAGCAATGGCTGCTCCTGGATCGCTAAACAATTCTTCTGTAAATGCTGCTATATCTGTAACTATTTCAATTTGTGCGCCTACTTCTGCTGTAATAACTACCTCTTGTCCACTTTCGCTAGTACGAATTTCTACTGGTGTGTCTGCTGGCAAGTCTGCTAATTTAATTCCAGCATCTGCTACTTGTTCTTTTGTAAGATTTTCACCTTCTGGCACTGACTGTATTAATGCATCAGCAACAATTTCTTTTTCTGCGGTAGACATTTTCCCATCAGTAGATACTAGGGCTACGATTGCTGCAACATCTTCTTTTGAAACTTCTCCATCAGATGCAAGTGCTTCAAGTACAGCCTCTTGATCTGCAGTAGAAACTTTTCCATCTTCTGCCAATGCTTCAATTAATTGATCAGTTTCTTTTGCATCAATTTCCCCATCTGCTGCCATAGACTCTGCAATTGCTTCTACTTCTGTGCTATCTATTTCCCCGTCTAATAATGCTTCATCAACAG